ACGGAAAACGGAGAACCAGGTTTTATCTGGCTTGATGTTGCTCGTAATTATGGACGACTAAAGGATGCGCCAGACGGTAAAGATTATCGTGTGATGGGATTTAACCCATGTGCGGAGCAGCCATTGGAATCATATGAACTATGTACACTTGTAGAAGTGCACTTGAATCGTCATGAATCTAAGGAGGACTTCCTGCGTACCCTGAAGTTTGCATATCTTTATGGAAAGACTGTAACACTTGTTCCAACACATTGGCCACAAACAAACGGTATCATGCAACGTAACCGTCGTATTGGTACATCACTTACAGGTATTGCATCATTTGCAGATCAAAAGGGTTTGCCAATTGTTCGTGAGTGGATGGATGAAGGATACAATAAGATCCGTCACTATGACCACCAGTATTCAGAATGGCTATGTGTTCGTGAATCAATTCGTGTAACAACAGTTAAGCCATCAGGATCAGTTTCAATTCTTTCTGGTGCAACTCCTGGAGTTCACTGGGGACCTGGAGGAAACTTCTTCCTTCGTGCAGTTCGATTTGGAAACACAGATCCAATGATGCACTTATTTAAAGCAGCGGGGTACACAATTGAAGATGATGTAGTATCAGCAAACACATCAGTAGTTTACTTCCCAATCAAGTCAGGTCATCCAAGATCTGAAAAAGATGTAACATTATTTGAAAAGATTGCACTTGCAGCAACTGCTCAAAAGTATTGGTCTGATAATGGTGTTTCTGTAACACTTTCATTTGATAAAGAAACAGAGTCAAAGCATGTTGTTCCAGCACTACACATGTATGAGGGACAACTAAAAGCAGTCTCATTCTTGCCAATGGGAAATACTGTTTATCCTCAACAGCCATATACTCAGATTACTGAAGAAGAATATGAGTCATATATTGGAAAATTAAAGCATATTGATTTTGCTGCAATTTATGATGGAGCAGAAAACCTTGAGGCTCAGGGAGAAATGTACTGTACTACAGACTATTGTGAAATTAAAATAAACAAGTAGTCTTCTGTGGTAAAATAGACTTATAATGTCTATTCCATCCAATTTATATGCAGAAAAGGTGTTTGCAGAACACCCAACAGTATTGTGGGCGCTTGATGATAAAGCAGATTATGTTTCTTTAGTAACAGAGCAACAAAGATCTGTTTTTGATTGGACAATAACTGGTGGTACAGCCGTACAATCTTTAGAAACCTTGGATGAACCCTTTAATGATAGTTCTGTTTCAAAAATTATTGGTGATTTAACATCAGAAGATTTTGGTGAAATTACTTGCATTAGTCAAGACATATTAAACTTCTCTGATTTAAATTCTTACATGTCTACCTTTTCTATTGGTGCATATTTGTATTCAATAAGTTCTTATATATCAAGCATAGAAATAGGTTATGAGTATTATGATTCAACAACTGGAACAAAAATTCAAAAACTTAAAAATTATAATACATCAATCTATCAAAATTGGTTCTTTGTTGCTGAAACATTTGAAATACCATTAGAAGATACTACATTTAACATTGTTCTTAAAATTAGATATCTTGGTGGAGCATTATCAACAGATGATTATCATTTTTTAATTAATGGCATAACTGTTGGTCAATGGTCAGAAGAGTTTAACTCTAGTTCTTTAGGGGTAACAAAGCAAACACTACCATCTACAATTTCTTTAGAAACTAGCAATGTAATTGAAGCAAAGTCTTATGGATTGGCAGAAACACCTGGATATTATTTTATTAAAGATAATGCTCTTCTTGCAAAAAATTCTGGAATACCACTAGTTTATGGATCTAAAGGAACAACAATTATTAGTCCAAATTTTGAACAACCATCTTTAATAATTCCTGGACATGGATTTTTAAATGAAGATGGAAAGTTTAAAGAATATACACTTGAGATGTGGATGAGAATTAATTCTGACTCTAAAGATAAAAAAAGAATATGTGGACCAATAAAATCTGATGATGGAATATATGTAGATGGACCATTTATAACACTAAAAATTAATAATAATTATTCTTCTCATTATATTGGAGAGTGGACAAGGCCTATGCTAGTTCATATAAGAATAACAAATAATTCTGCAAATTTATTAATTAACGGAGAGCAAGTTATATCTTTAAATTATATAACAGAAAATTTACAATTTCCAAATAAATATGATATTGATGAAAAAGATCAAGACTGGATAGGGTTTTATGGATATGCAGATGTTTCTCCAATAGAAATAGATTGTGTTGCAATATATTCATATCAAGTTCCTTCTTTGGTGGCAAAAAGAAGATTTGTTTATGGGCAGGGTGTAGAACTTCCTGAAAATATTAATGCTTCTTATAGTGGTACATCAATGTTTATAGACTATTCTTTTGCTGACTATACTAAGAATTATTCTTATCCAGATTTAGTAAAATGGTCAGAAGCATCTATTGATAATCTAGAAACATCAACAAACTCTTTGTTTGCACCAAATTACTCTCTTCCAGAATTATTTTTTACAAATAAAACACAAGAACAGTTTTATGAGGACTGCAAACTTTTGCCAAATGAAGAAAACCTTTATATAAGAATGAAGCCAAATTCAAATTGGAACAACACAGATGGTTATCTATTATTTGATAAATTAAATATAACAAATAATCCAGTAAAGTGTTTTTATGGTGTATTTAAAATATTAAGCACACCAATATCAAATCAAGTTTTATTTAAGGTAGAAGATAAATCAACAAATAATAGTTTTTCTATTGAACTAAAACCAGACTTAGTTATTGACTATAAGTTAAAATTTAGTAATGAAGATGAAATTATTTATAAATCTGTCAATGCCATTATTGGTGAAGAATTTACAGTTGGAATAAATATTGATCAGTTTGTAGATTACTATGGTGGAGACATTAGATCTTTCTTTGGCAACCGTGGATCTTTAAATTTATATGCTGGTGGAAATAAAGAACTTAATAAAACATTTAGTGGAAATATTTATAAAATTGGTTTTGCTACTGAAAGAAACTTTTTATCAATTAAAGAATTATTTAATGAATTTGGCGTACCAGTAGATTTTGAAAATGTATTTGATACATTCGGTCCGTATATTGACTATGATGCAGGAGAATATTATGGCGCAAGTCAATACTTCTGGGATTATATATTACAGGGTGGATTTCCATTATCATATTCATCACTTAAATTAATTGAGCACGTAGCAAGTTATACACTTTCACCAAAAAAATATTTTAATAATTTTACATTAGATATAGATTTAAATGGATATTGGGAAGATAAAGTTGCCTTGAGACATTTTGCACAGTATGTAACTAATGCAAAAGGTGACTCATACTATGATTTAGATTTTATTCAGTTTAACTTAAATTATCCTGCACCATCAAAATATATAGAAAAACAAAAAGTTGGGTCTTGGAAATATAAAGATCTTAAGTCTGAGTATGAGACTCCAATTCAAAGAACCTATGAGTCTTTAGATAATCACCTATATACTGGATATGTAAACTACGAAGATTTAAAAAATAAATCCAGCAAGTCATATTCATACGATACATCATCATCTCTAGTAAAGTCTTATATAACATTTGAGTATTTATCTAGTTCATCAACAAATATAGATTCATACTTTACTGTTACAGTTAATGCTAATAAAAATGGAATTATTGAGCCAGGAACTTATGTTGTTGGTTATAATGACGACGGAACTCCAATTTACGATTCTTTTATGAATACTAAATATGAAGTTGTTGACGGAATGTTAATATACCCACCAAAAGGAATTGACTTTAATGATATCTATATTGTAATTCGTTTAGACTTTAAAGTTTTGGGTACATTAAAAAATCCAGTAAAAATAAAAACTCTTCAGTTAGCCTCACAAGCATATAACGAAACTTCTGCTAATCCAATTGGAACAAGGTTTGGTGTACCAGTTTATCCATATAAAAAATCTGGAATTTATTATGACTATAAAGGTTTAAATCCATATACAATTTATAAAGGAACATCTCCATATCTCTATTTAACTAAAAATTCTGGTATTCAAGTAAAGGGAACGTATGATCCACTAGTAAATCGTGGTTTAGCAATTCCTATTAATTCTAGTAAGTCTGCAGACTATAAGGTTATGGCAATGCAAGCAGCAGTTAGATATGATCAAGACTTTTTCCCATACTCTCCAACAGAAATATTTGAAGTTGAAAGCAAAGGAAGTCTCTTAAAGTTTTTTATGGTTGCCAATCACCCAGATGGTAAAAGAGCAAAAATATATGCTGTAAATGCAAATACTGGTCAAATTGAAGACGGCATTGGATTTTATTGGAATGGAAACATTGTTAAAGAGCCAAATATAACAATACGTGAATGGGGTATGCTTGGAATATCTTTTTCTAGTTTATTAGATTTTTCTAATTATGTTGGATCAATTAAAATTAATGGTCCAATTTTAGTTAATCTAGTTTCACATTATAAGTCAACAAACTTGCAGGAAGTTCAAAATATTACAGAAAGACCATGGTTTAAAGTAAAATATAATGGTCCACTGACATTAGATTGGGAGTACTGGAATCCAACCTATAACTGGGGAGGAGTATTAGTTTTAGCAACTACTTCATATTATGGTGTAAATCCCTCAGACATTTATAATAGTTATGTTGGAACAAATAAATTTATTGTTGATGATACAAGACCATTTAGGCTAAATTCTTATCAGTATTTCTTTGATATGGAAGTTTACTGGCAAAGTTCTACGGAAAATGCAGTCTAATATGGTATACTTGTGGTTATGAACATAGAAAATCCAAATAAAAAGCGTAAGGCATTGCCCAAGATGAAGGGCCAAGTTGGTGAATCTCGTGCAAAAATTATTGAAAAACATTATGACTGGGGCCTATATGTTTATAAAAAGGCTAATGGTAAGTGGTTTACAGATGGTACTGGATCTGTTTTAAATATTCCTTCAATGAAAGGTGATATAACCAAAATCTCTGAATTAAAAAAAGCAGCAAAACATTACGGGGATGAGGGAGATGGAGAATGCATCTTCGTGCCAGGATTAACCAGAATTTCAGAAGAAGAGTATTCAGAACAAAAACAAAGAATGGCAGAAGGATTAATTCCTTCCATGAATGATCTTGGCGCAGTTCAAGCAGCAAAAGATACTATTGCAAAATACGGGAGTGATGACTAATGTCAGAAGAAAACGAATACATTGTTCGTGCATCTATGGATAACTTTGCACAAGAGTTAGATGTTTTTAAAGAGCAAGACCCATTTAATAAAACCTGGGATGAGTTAAAAACTTTATCTGGATTAGATAATAACTTTAAGCGTCGTGCTGGAAGACTATCTAAGGTAGATGCTTCACAGCAGTACATTGACAGTTCTAGAGCAGAAAGCACAGGACTTGATGGAGCAAGATCAAAAGAAATCAATCCAGGACTTGTTTATAGAAATGGCTATGGCTTGTTTGATGTAATTACACCACCATGGAATTTATATGAACTTGCAAGTTACTATGATACTTCATTTGCAAACCATGCTGCAATTGATGCAAAGGTAGAGAATATTGTTGGGCTTGGTTATGACTTTGAGGTATCTTCAAGAACAATGCTTAAGTTAGAATCTTCTTCAGATTCAGAAGCAGTTGGTCGTGCTAGAAAGAGAATTGAAAGAGCAAAAATAGAATTAAGAGATTGGCTAGAAAGTTTAAATAGTGAAGATTCTTTTACCACTACAATGGAAAAAGTTTATACAGATGTTCAAGCAACTGGAAACGGGTACATTGAGGTTGGACGTACAGTAAAAGGTGAAATTGGATACATTGGTCATATTCCATCAGTGACTATGAGAGCAAGAAGATTGCGTGATGGGTTTGTTCAAGTTATTGCAAATAAGGTTGTTTATTTCCGTAACTTTGGAGCAACAAACCCAAATCCACTTGGAACAGATCCAAGACCAAATGAGATTATTCATTTTAAAGCATATTCTCCAATAAATACTTTCTATGGTGTTCCAGATATTATCTCTGCAGTTACATCTCTTCAAGGAGACATGCTTGCATCACAGTACAACATTGACTACTTTAGTAATAAAGCAGTTCCACGATATGTTGTAACACTTAAGGGTGCAAAACTTTCTGGAGAAGCAGAAGATAAGATGTTTAGATTCTTACAGACTGGAATGAAGGGTCAAAATCATAGAACTCTTTATATACCACTCCCAGGAGATTCAGATACAAACAAAGTTGAGTTTAAGATGGAGCCAATTGAAAATGGTGTTCAAGAAGGTTCATTTGAAAAATATCGTAAACAAAATCGTGATGATATTTTGGTTGCTCATCAAGTGCCACTTTCAAAACTTGGTGGATCGGATTCTTCTGCCACAGCAGCAGCCCTTGCTCAAGATAGAACATTTAAGGAGCAGGTTGCAAGGCCAGCACAAAGAGAACTTGAAAAACCAATCAATAAGATCATTCGTGAAAAAACAGATATTCTTGAATTTAAATTTAATGAATTAACCTTAACAGATGAGATCGCACAATCACAAATTCTTGAAAGATATGTCAAGAATCAAATTATGCTTCCAAATGAAGCAAGAACTATTTTACGTATGCCACAGCGTGATGGCGGAGATCAACCACTAGATCTCACATCACAACAAGTAGCAGATGCAACTACAACAAGGTCAAGAGATAGTCAAAGAACTAATAACCAATCCGATGGATCAGCAACGATTGCTGGAAGAAATCCAAAGGGTGAGGGTAGAAAATTTGATGAAATTGACAGCATTGCCGAAATGTCCGAATAGTGATACTTCTGTAAAAAGGGGTATATAATATAATGACCATGACCATATCAAAAGCCCATTGGAATACTGAGGGTGAAAGTCTTCGCCTTTCTCTTCCATTTGCAAAAGTTGACAAAGAAAGACGAATAGTCTCAGGCTTTGCCTCACTTGATAATATTGATAAGCAAGATGATATTGTAACAGCAGAAGCATCAATGGATGCATTTGCTAGATTCCGTGGGAACATTAGAGAAATGCATCAGCCTTTAGCAGTAGGCAAAATGGTATCTTTTAAAGCAGATAAGTATTTTGATCCAGAGTCAAAGAAGTTTTATAATGGTGTTTTTGTTTCTGCATATGTTTCAAAGGGCGCACAAGATACTTGGGAAAAGGTTCTTGATGGAACGCTTGCTGGTTTTTCAATCGGCGGAAGAATGAATAAGTGGGATGATGGTTACGATGAGAAGTCAGATAAGGCAATTAGAATTATTAAGCAATATGATTTAGTTGAGTTGAGTCTTGTAGATTCCCCAGCAAATCAATTTGCAAATATTGTATCTGTTGAAAAAGTTGATGGAGTAAGTGTTGTAAAGGTTGATGAAACAGTTTTAGAAAATGTTTTCTATGATAAAGAATCAGGCATTGTTATGGTTTCAGAAAATGAACAAGAGTTAAGCCCAACAACAGGTGAGCCAATGGCTAATATAGGTTTCGTTGAAAAAGCGGATAATGAGAAAACAAACATGATAAAATTCTTAGTTGATAGTGCTAAAGGCATTAATACTTCTAAGATGAACAAGGAGGAAAACCTTATGGCAAAAGTAACAAAACCAGTATCAGAAATTATTGAAAAGTCTGATGCAGAAATTGAAGCAGTTAAGGTCGCTCCAGTAGCAGAAGACGGGGCGGAAGAAGTTACAAAGGCTTCAACATGTCCAGACTGTGGAAAGGCTATGGATGCATGCAAGTGCAACATGAAGTCTGACGCAGAAACAGATGATTCAACAGAAAAGGCTGCAAAGCCAACAGACGCTGAAGAATCTGCTGCTCATGAAGGAACTGAGTCAACAGATGTTGAAGCAGAAGAAGACAAGAAGAAGCCAATGGCTCCTAAGTCAGATGATGTAGTTTCAGAAGCAGTTACAGAAACAAATGACAGTCTTGAAAAAGCCTTTAGCGATCTATTAGATGTTGTCAAATCACTTCAATCAGAAGTAGAACTTTTAAAGTCTACTAAGGTTGATGTTGAAACAGCAAAGCAATCATTTGAAGCAGTTGCAAAAGATATTGCAGCAGTATCAAATGGTTTTAATGAATTTGGTAAGCGAGTCGACGCTGTAGAAGCAGATACCGCTTTCCGAAAGTCTGGCGATCTCGGCGAGATAGTACAGAATCAACCTGAAACGGTTGAAAAATCCCTATGGGGCGGTAGTTTCCTCAAAACAGCCGATCTATTAAATTAGAAAAAATCACAGGAGGTGACAATATGTCGGAACAAAATATAGAAAAAAACCAGCCAGGTGCAGCAGGTGGAGAACACATCGGTGGAAATATTCCAGGACTCTATCAGGGTCAAGGAGCATTTGCATCAGGTAATGAAACACATCCATACACACCAGGTAACTACGCAACAGGTGGAGTTCTAGGAAATATCCCAGAAGCAACACTTGGTTCAGTAAGTGGTCCAAACGCAGTAAATCCTTCAGGTGAGGCTGGATCAGGTATCCTACGTCCAGAACAAGCACGTCGTTTTATTGACTACGTGTGGGATGCTACCATTCTCGCCCAAGATGGCCGTCGTGTTACTATGAGAGCCAATACAATGGAACTCGAAAAGGTAAACGTCGGAGAGCGTGTAATCCGTTCTGCTACACAAGCACTCGGAGAATACACAAACGCAGGAGCAACTTTCTCAAAGGTTGAATTGACTACAAAGAAGATTCGTCTTGATTGGGAAGTAACTGCAGAAGCACTAGAAGATAACATCGAAGGTGCAGCACTTGAAGATCACATCGTTCGTCTTATGACAAACGCATTTGGTAATGACATCGAAGACCTTGCTATTAATGGTACAGGTTCAGGAGATGCATTTACATCTATCATGAACGGTTTCGTAAACCGTGTAAAGACAGGCGGAGACGCCCACGAGTCAGTTGTAACAGTTACAAATGGCGGATGGACTCCAGAAGTTATGCAGAACATCATCTTGGCAATGCCACGTAAGTACCGTGCACTTAAGAACAATCTTAAGTTCTACGCAGGTACAGATGTTTTCCAGGGTATCGTAAAGAATAACGGTACACTTGCTGATGCAATTGCAGAAGCATTTGGAACACATGCAGGTGCTGCTGGTACTGCACAAATGCGCCAATCATACCTTGATGGAAACGCACAGACATTGGGACAAGCACGTACAACTCGTGTACTTGGAATCGATGTACAGGAAGTTCCTTACTACCCTGCAGGATATGTCGACTTGACATTCCCACAGAACCGTGTATGGGGATTCCAGCGTGACATCACTGTTAACCGTGAATACAAGCCAAAGAAGGACACTGTAGAATACACAGTCTTCGTTCGCTTCGGAATTCAATGGGAAGAACAAGATGCAATCGCATGGGCTGACGCTGCAGCAGATGCATAATCTGTAAACAGTACAATTTAGGGGGAGTAGGAGTTAACGCTCCTGCTCCCCTTATCACTTATAATGATATAATACTATTTAGGAGGAAATAATGGAAAATTTAGATAATAACCCTGTAGAAGATGTAGTTGTAGAAACACCAGCAGTTGTAGAAGCACCAGTTGTAGATACACCAGTTGTTGAAGAAGCACCAGTTGCACCTGCTCAGGAAGAAGTAAAAGCAGAAGAACCAGTAGTAATCTCAAGACCACCATATCCTGGATCAGATACAGTCCAGGCTGTTGGAAGCGTAGCAAATGGAGCAATCGGTGCAACAACTGCAAAGCGTGAACCACGCACAGAGTCAGCACCAAAGGCTGCAAAAGTTGAAAAAGATGATAAGACAATTGCTATTAGATCAACCAAAAATGTTTCTTGGGTTGGCGTTGGAAAGGTTTCAACAGGAATCAATATTGTTTCTCAAAAAGAAGCAGATCAATGGCTTACTCGTGACCACATTACACTAGTTACACCAGAACAAGTTAAGTCGGAATTTGGTGCATAATTAATGGAAGTTCTGAGAGTTCCGCCATATCCTTTATCAACAACATGGACATTACCCATACCTAACTATGAGTATATTGTTTATGTTGAGGATTTGGTGGATCACTCAGTAACTGAAACTAATCTTTTTTCAGATGCCAATGGAAAATTAGTTTATGAAATACCTTTGGCTCAGGTCCAGTATGACCGTAAGTTTTTAATTAAATTTTATGATTCAGAACACATTCACACCCTTTACGAAGAAAATCTAGATATTGTTAGACCATATGTAGATCCAAATAAACTTGGAACTACTGCCTCAGAAATAGAAGAGTATAAAACTTTAGAGATGGTAGCAAGATCTTTAATCGATACAGTTGTTGTTAATGGTTTTTATAACTCAAAACATATTGTTCAACGCAATGGTGATGGATCAGATTATTTTGCAATTTGGGAAGATATTAATAGAGTACTAAAAGTATATGAAAATAATGTTTTAATATATGACATAGATACACCAGAAACAAATGTATTTGAGTTCAAAACTACTTTTGATAGTTCTGCAGTAGAAAGAGTTATTGATGGACAATATAATAGATTAGAGCAAGGTACACAACAATATCCAAAAGATTTTGGTGATTTAGCAAATATATTTGGAACATCAGCAGTTGGATTTCCAAAGGGATGGGATTATACTTTTGTATTAGATATTGGATATAGAGCATTACCGCCTGATGTTGAGTATGCCACTAAGTTGCTTATTGAAGATTTAAAATGTGGAAAATTAGACTATTACACAAGATATGTTACATCTTATAACTCAGATCAATATAAAATTCAATTTGATAAGTCAATATTTAGTGGAACTGGAAATATGATTGTTGATAAGATCCTTGATAAGTATGTTGTCACGATTGCTAAACCAGGGTTGATCTAATGAAGTGCGAGGGAAAAGATTTTATGTTCCCTATGCAAGTGGATGTTTTTTATCCAATTGTAGATCAAGGTGCATATGGAAATATTAAAAAACAATGGATTTTAAATAAAGTTATTGCTTGTCATTTTACAACTGCTGGATTAAAAGCAAAGGAAGAAGTTGTTCCTAATATAAATATTACACAAGACACATTAATTATTGGAAGAGTTAAATCAGATATAAGAATTTCAAATCTTGATGACCAAAACTCTTTAACAAACATAATCTTAACAAACATACAAGACAAGCAATGCAATAATATTTATATTGAAACATCTGGAATAAGAGCAGGAAAATCAACAATATTTGAAGTTGCATCTCAAGAACCTTTTGTTGGACCATTTGGAAATATTGAGCACTATAAGTTAGTTCTACGTAGATCTGAAAATCAGGCGGTAGATATATGATACAACTTAAATTTAATGCTGTACAGTTTAATAAAGAAATGAATAATATAGTTAACTACTCTTATGGTTTTGTAGATGGCGCAGTTGCTGCAAAAACAGAATTTTTACAAAATCTTGGATCTGCGGTTTCAGAGCAAGCATCCCTTTACATTGACTCAAATGCAAGGGTAGACGAACAATCCCTTCACCATGTATATGAATGGTATAACGCAGGAAACCCAACAGCAAGACTTTTTGATATTAAGTATTCTATAAACAATCGTGGTGTTTCATTTACTTCTGAATTTAAACAATCAACAACAATTCAACAAGGGTCTAGTGTCCCCTTTCATGATAAAGCAAGAATAATGGAAAATGGAATAGCAGTAACAATTGAACCAAGAAAGTCAGATGTACTTAGGTTTGAAGTTGGTGGAGAAGTAGTTTATACAAAAAAGCCAGTAACTATAGAAAATCCTGGAGGAAATGTACAGGGTAAATTTGAAAATACATTTGATACATTTTTTAAGGTATACTTTACTCAAGCATTTTTAAGATCAAGTGGTCTTTCAGAATACTTTAATAATCCATCAGTATATAAAACAAATCTACGCAGTGGAGCAAAAAGTGGAAAGTCTGTTGGTAGAAGAGTTGGATATCGCTGGTTAGCAAATGCTAAGGTGGTTGCATAATGACAGAATTAAAAACATACTATCCACCAATATTTATTAATAATTATTTACAACAAAAACTTGGTCCTATTTTTGGAGCAGTACCAATGTTTCCAACTGCCCCAACAGATATTCTTGCTGTAACTGATGGATTTTCAATAGATGATTTAACAATTGGAAATCCTGGAAAATTTAGATTTAATGGACAAGCAGCCATATACGATAGAATTATAAAAATGAGAAGATCATCATTTCCGCATATTAAATCAGAAGAACTTCTTTATTATTTTTTTGCACTTACTGAAGACGCTATTGAAAATGTTATAGAGGCTGGACAACATATTCAGCATTGGTTAGATCGTGAAGATGAATCAGCAGAAGAAATAAATAATTGGATTAAATCTCAATTAGATGAAAATGGACAATATGTATATCTTGGAAAATCTTTTAATCCAGTATCTTTTCATAGATTAAAGGTATATCAGATTCAAGAAACAAGAGATATTATTAATTTTGGAACTGCTAGAACATTTGCTGGAAATAAGATGATTATTGATTTTGACTATCATCAATCAGAACCAGCGACAAACTTAACATAAAAATCTTTAAAAAGGCTGTTATAATTGTCAATGAGGAAACAAGCCCTTTTTTAATAACACGAAAGAGGTGAAAAATATGGCAAATTATACAAGAGGTTCTAACGCTAACATTATCGTGGGTGCAGCAGCACTTTTCACATATGAAGATGGAACACTTACAGACGCAGCACTTCCAGCATACGAAGTCAATAAGTCATTTAAGGCAAGCCTTACAAATGATGCAGACTACCGCAATGTTGGTTACACAATGAATGGTTTGGAACTACAGTTCCAGCCAGATTTTGGTGAAGTGGCTGTTGATCAGGTTCTTGACGTTGCTAAACTATACAAGCAGGGTATGAAGGTAAATCTTAATACAACATTCGCAGAGGCAACTCTCGAAAATCTTCTTGTTGCGTTAGCAGCAAAGGACGCAGACAAGTCTGACCTAACAGGTACAGGACTTGCAACAGGTTCTATGGAACTTAACCTTTCCGCAGGAGAACTAGGCGAATGCCCAGTTGAGCGTGGTTTGGTAGCAGTAGGTCCAGGTACAGGTGACTGTGCAGCAGGATCTTCAATCGAACGCATTTACGTTGCATACCGTGCACTTTCAATTGAAAATGTAACAGTATCAGCAAAGCGTGACGCTGCAACAATGTTTGAAGTGTCTTTCCGCCTTCTTCCAAATGATGATGCATCATATGGTAAGATCGTAGATCGTACAATTCCAGCAACAGCATAATACAACTTAATAACATTATTGCCCTTCTCATTAATTTGAGCGGGGCAATTTTGTTTTTGGTATACTGTATATATGGCTACTGAAATTTATAAGATTAATTTTATTTATTTAACTAATGGTGAAGAGTTAGAAATATCTCCATTAAAAATAAAATATTTAAGACGCCTTATGGAAAAATTTGAAGATGTTAAAAATGCTAAAAATGATTATGAAACTATCACTGAGTTATCTATTTGTGCTATGGAATGTATGAAACAGTTTAAACCAGAAATAGCAACAAGTATTGAAAAGTTTGAAGAGTTCGTAGATTTAAAAACAATTTACAAACTACTTGATTTTTGTGCGGGAATTAAAATTGATAAAGACTCAGAAGAATCAGTAAAAAAACAAGCAGTGGATAGTGGATCCTCATGGGATGATTTAGATTTGGCTCAATTAGAATCTGAAGTTTTTTTGCTTGGAATATGGAAAGACTATGATGAATTAGAGAAGTCTCTTTCTATGCCAGAACTTACTGCAGTCTTGAATGTTAAAAGAGAAGAAGATTATGCTCATAAAAAATTTCTTGCAGCCATGCAAGGTGTAGACTTAGATGAAGGTAATAAGTCCAATGCTTGGGAAGAGATGAAGGCAAGAGTATTTAGTGGTGGTCAGTCTTCTGATCCTAATGATATTATTGCTCTTCAGGGACAAAATGCAGCAAATGCAGGATTTGGAATTGGGATGGGCTTAAACTATGAAAGAATTGATTAAAAATAATACCTGCTATGGTATAATTAACTATCAACCTAAACGGAGGAAAAATGACTGATAATGCAGAAAATACTGTTCAAAAGTTAAGACTTATTGACGGTACAGAGTTCGAAGTAAAACCGCTAAAGATTTCACTACTAAGACCATTTATGAAAAAGTTTTCTGGTTTAACAGATGTAGCGGACGATAATGATAAGTCAATGGATCTACTGCTTGATTGTGTTCAAATTGCATTTAAGCAATTTTACCCAGATCTTTCAGAAGATAGAGAAAAACTTGAAGAAAGCCTAGACCTTCCAACGGTCTATAAGATCATCGATGCAGCATCTGGATTCTCACTTTCAGATACAACAGCACTCGTTGGTCAAATGTCAAAATAAAAAAGAGGGTGTAATGATTGTCTGATGTAAACGCTAATATTGGCATTGTCTTTGATACCACAGAGGCACTTGCTAGTTTACGTCAATTACAGGCTGGTTTAAGTAAATTTAATCAGTCATTAACTCAAGGCAATATTGCAGCAACAAATGCTCAAAAAGGTCTTAATGATCAGTTAATTCAGGCAATCAACTCTACTGGTAAATTTGTTGCATCACAAAAAACAGTATCAACAAGTACAAGTGCATTTACAACAGCACTTGAAAAAAATCAACTCAGCATGCGTGAGTACTTTAGATACACTGCTGCTGCAGCAACTGCAAATACTAAAGTTTTAAATAATGCATTTACTGCTGAACGAGATATTATTAATCGTGCTCGTAGAGATAGGGTCAAAGCATTACAATCTCAATATATTCAATTAACTAATGCAAATGGTGAACTTGTAAAAGTTTTGCAAGTTGTTCCAAAACATCTTGAAATGGTTAATGGAAAATATGCTGACTATGCAACCAGAGTTCAAATGGCTGCACAAAGACAACAACTTCTTAATAAGTTAATTACACAAGGTTCAAATCAACTTTTAAATTTTGGTAAAAATACACAGTGGGCAGGTCGTCAGTTGATGGTTGGTATCACAATACCACTTACATTACTTGGATCTGTTGCAACTAAAACATTCCGTGATATGGAAATGGCAGTAGTTAAGTTCCAAAGAGTATATGGAGATATGACTACAACCAATGATGCAACTAATAAAGCAGTTGAAGATATTAAAAGACTTGGCATGGAATTTACTAAGTATGGTATTGCAGTTAAAGATACTGTTGAAATGGCAGCATCTGCTGCTGCAATGGGCTTAACTGGAAATGCACTTAATCAACAAATTATTGCAGCAACAAGGCTTGCAGTTCTTGGTCAAGTATCACAACAAGATGCACTTCAAACAACTATTTCTTTACAAAATGCATTTGGTATTTCATCAGATCAACTTGCACAAAAAATTAATTTTCTTAACGCAGTAGAAAACCAAACAGTTCTATCTATTGAAGATTTAACTACTGCTATTCCAAAGGCTGCTCCTGTTGTTAAACAACTTGGTGGAAGTGTTGAAGATCTTGCATTTTTCTTAACAGCCATGAAAGAAGGTGGAATTAATGCATCAGAAGGTGCTAACGCACTTAAGTCTGGACTTTCTGCATTAATTAATCCATCTAAAAAAGCATCAGATTTTCTTGCAAATCTTGGTGTTAATATAAATGGTATTGTTAAAGCAAATGCAGGGGATTTAAAAGGAACAGTAGTAGGATTTGCAAGAGCATTAGATACACTTGCACCACTAGAAAGATCTCGTGCTATTGAGCAATTATTTGGAAAGTTTCAATTTGCTCGTTTATCAACACTATTTCAAAATATTACCAAGACTGGATCTCAAGCAAGTCGTGCCCTTCAACTTGCTGGTGCATCAACTGAAGAACTTGCAATTTTATCAGAAAGAGAATTAGGAAAAGTAGAAAACGCTGTTGGTGTAAAGTTTCAAAAATCTATTGAACAACTAAAACAACAATTGGTTCCAGTTGGAAAAGCATTTCTTCAAGCACTAACCCCAATCGTAAACTTTTTTGGAAAAATACTTGAAAGATTTAATAATTTTAGTGATGGAACTAAAAAAGCATTTGCAATTGTTCTTGGTGTAGTTGGTGGATTAGCACCCGTAGCACTTATGACATTTGGTTTGCTTGCAAATGGTCTTGCAAACTTAATTAAATTCTTTGCAATGCTTCGTGGCGGAATGGCAAAACTTAATGGACAAAATAATATTCTTGGTGGCGGATTTGATTATTTAACACAACAAGAAATTGAAAATCTTGCACAATCAAATGCACTTCATCTTTCACATAAAACACTTATTGATACATTTAATGTTGAAGCAGGATCAGTAAATGCTCTTGCTGCTGCTTATGCAAATGCAGGATCACAGGCTAGAGCACTTGCTGCTTCAAGTCCTGGACTATTTAATGCAGCACCAGGCGCAAAGGGAGCAGTATCTGGTCTCAAGTTTGCAGCAGGTGGAGTTGTTCCAGGAACTGGAAACAAAGATACTGTTCCTGCAGTTTTAACTCCTGGCGAGGTTGTATTAACAAAGCAAACAGTTAAAGATAACCCAGAGACTGTTGCAGCATTGCAAAATGGAAGTGTTAGAAAGTACATGGCTGGCACTGCAGATAATTCAAGAAGTGGTGCAAGTTATCGTGGAGTGCATAATCTTATTATGGGAAGGTCTGGTCTTGATAGTGG